AAGGCTTTGAATTCGCCTTTAGCTTTCGTTTTATCAGTAGCTTTTGCCATTACGTCTTTTACTGCTTCACGAGTTGCTTCAAGGCTAGGAATCTCTACTTTAGGTTCTTCCTTAGGTGCAGGAGCTTCTTCTTTAACTGGTTCAGCTTTTACTTCTTCCTTCTTACCTGGCTTAACGTCATTAGTTGTCCAGTTCGCTGGTTCTACGTCTTTAACAGGTGCGCCTACGATAGATTGGTATAGGTCTTTCACTTCTTGTTCTAATTCAACTGCTTTATCTACTGTGATTTTTAACTCGATCATTGTTCTGTTTCCTTTCGGCTTCACGATGTGATATACTTTAAATGGATATTTTTCTATGCGCCCTTTAGCATTGCCGTGCTTTGGGGTGCTTTTTTTTGTGCCCAGGTGCTCGCACTCATCAGGAATGCAATAATCTCTATTAGGGCACGTTGTACAGTCTCGCAATGTCCTCACCTCCTTTCACTAGGCACGTTTGGATAAACGTGTTATTCTATTTACACATGGGTGTATGTCTTTACAGTTATCGCACACTATACGAGGCTTGCCGGTCAGGTACGACCAATTTGTGTAAGGACCTTTAATCCTTTTATTACAGAAGGAGCATCGTTTATCGTTCATACTCTTTTAGCTCCTCAATCCAGTAACCAGTAAGTAACCAAAGAGTGATACCTAGTAAACCCTGGCACATTCCTGTCCATAAATCGATACGGTCAATTTCAATAGAACCGACAGTTCCTACTACTAAAATGGCTGCAATAATACGAAGCACATAAACTACTTTCATCATGTCTACTCTCCTATTCGTGCCTGGCATCGTTTAGCAAGCCAAGCATTAAACGAATCAACGTGGATAAGGCGTTTACCACCACGTTTACCAATTTTCATGGACGGGAAGTCAAAATCTTGCGCCCATTCTCGGATAATGGCTTGCGGTACGCTAGCAAGCTCCGCAGCTTCCGCTACTGTGATGCACATCTTATTCATGGCGACCTCCTAGAATGCTAGAAGCACCAGGGATAACATCACGAATAAACTTATACCTGCGGACAAGCCGAGCGCTAAAATCCATAAGCAACAACTAGCTAGTTCTAATAATTGTTTTTTATTCATAGCTACCTCCTATCTAACTTAGGGTTGTAGTAATCGGTTTCCCAAAAGTCGTGACTTTCGGTATCGTCGACACACAACGCATAGCAGATACCAACGACTGTCGACATTTGCACTGACTTGCCCTTGATAGCTCGGTTTAATGTATCCATCGAGATTTCAGCTTGTTTGATCAGCGCCGTCTTAGTCATGCCTAACTCGTTCATGCGTTCCGTAATGGATTCGCCGAACATTCTGATTACGAATTCTTTCATAACCTATCCTCCGTAACGGTTTAACCGTAATCAACTATAAAAAAATAATGTCGTCATACGTTACTCCAAATACTTCTTGTATCTTTTTTATGTGAGGAACATCAGGGTAAGAGCGTTTGCGCTCCCAATTCCCCCAAGTATCAACAGACACTCCAATCGCTTTAGATGCCGTAAGTTGAGACCAGTTTTTTGAAGCCCTTAACATCTTTAATGTATACTTCATAAGCTACCTCCTTTCTCGATACTCACATCTTGTTTACAGTCATCATTCTACTACGGTTTATCCGTAATGTCCATAAACTAAACTTAAACTATCGTAAAATTTCCGTAAAATATTGATTTTATTACGAAAATGTCGTAATATATAGGTATATTAATTAATATATTCCATATTTGAGAGGTTATTATGAGTGATTTAGGTAACAAGGCTATTATGGCCGAGAATATTCAACGACTAATGGATAGTCGCGGAATTGATCGCAATAAAATATGCGCTGATTTAGGGCTAAAGTATACTACGTTTACCGATTGGGTAAAGGGAAATACGTATCCTAGAATCGATAAAATTGAGTTATTGGCAAACTATTTTGGCGTTCCTAAATCTGAACTAGTAGAGAAATATACAGACGGCTATTACACTGACCGTGAAACAGCCGAATTTGCTGAATACCTACGCACACGTCCAGGAGCTCGTATGCTCTTCTCTGCCGCTAAAGATATAAGTAAGGAGGATTTAGAAAAAGCAGTCGAATATATTGAGCTTTTAAAACTAAAAAACAAATAATACACAAGGGAGAGTGTTATATTGGTTGTAAATTTGATTTACTGTGACTTGCCACATGCCAACGCTGTGTCAGAGGAATGTGAAGATATAGATACTCATAATATCTATATAAACAAAAACCTCCCTCATGATCGTATGAGGGAAGAAATTAAGCACGAATTAATGCATATTATTAATGACGACTTCTATTTAGACCATCACGTTAATTTAGTAGAGCAAATGGTCCGTCGAACATGTATCGATGATGCCGAATTAGAGGCTATAGATTTCTACCATCATTATGTATCAGTATTATAAGGGATTATATAAAAGGGAGATGTTAACATGAAAAAGACTTTATTAATTACTACTATGCTTGCCTTAGTTACAGTTACAGGATTCGCTAGAACCGAAGTATCTCACGATGAGTTTAAGGCTTTAGACGGCCCTAAGGTACTAGTACATTACGATGACGGGAGTACCGAATTACTAGATGAGCAGGAATATCTTGAACGTACTATCAACATGACAAAAGAAGAAATGGACGACTTACATAAAGTCGACGAAGGCACTAAAAACGCACTGGCAAAATGGCAAGCTGACCATGAGATACACCAGGCTCCATCTGAAGAAGTGCAACAGCCTAAAAAGAAAAAGCACTGGTATGACAATGTACTAGATTCTGTATTTTAGATAAAAAAAATAAGCCCTCACCGCAGCGAGGGCTACTAAAAACTACATACCTTAGAGGTATTTCATTTTTACTCCAATACTATTATATCACATAAAACCTCTAAGGCTTATTTCTTATACTCAAATTTAAGCCTAGGAGGTTATTTTTATGGCTAAAAAACGAGTCGATGGACGCTACCAGGTATCCAAGATGATAAACGGTAAGCGTAAATACTTTTATGGCACTACCAAGAAAGCTGCTATTGCTGAACGGGATGCTTACGTCGAATCACTAGCGCAATGTGCTAACTACGATAATACAATTACGATTGAGAGATGGTGCGAGTATTGGATCCGGCTTAAAAAGGATACGATTTCACAAAATACCCTCTCCTCTTATCAATATATTATTAAAACCTATATTGTACCTTTCATAGGCTCAATACGATTAGTTGAGCTATCCGCATTAAACGTAAGGGCTTTAATAAATAACATGGGCCACTTATCAGCACGGACCATCAGTTACACGCTAACCGTTCTTAGGGCCATCATTAAACAGGCGGTCATGGATGAGATAATCTCTAAAAACGTGGCCACATTAGTCAAGAAGCCAAAACAAGAGCGTAAGCGAGAGATGGTAACACTATCCAAGGAAGAAGTAGAAACCTTCCTTGAGCAAATCGATGATGTCGAATGGCACGCTCTGTTCAAGCTAGCATTTACTACCGGTTTACGTCGTAGTGAGATACTCGGTTTAACCTGGGATGATGTCAACTTAAAACAAAAGACGTTAACCGTCAATCAGACAGTTTTACGTATTGATGAAGTCACGACTATCTCAAAAACAACTAAAAACAGCTCGTCTAGGCGTTCTATTTCACTCGACGATAAAACTATCGCGGAGCTTCTAAAACTTCGCACACACGTCGATAAACGAAGATTAAAAGCAACGAACTGGAGAAATAACAATCTCGTGTTCCCAGGTAAGTTTGGAAACCCTCGTGATCCGGCTAAGGTTTCTTTAAAATGTAAAAAGTTTGCTACTGCAATCGGTAGGCCTGACTTTACGATGCACGATACACGCCACACACACGCTACCTTATTATTAGAAGCAGGCGTAAACTTTAAAGTTGTACAGATGAGGCTTGGCCACTCCTCGTATCAGCAAACGATGGATACCTACTCGCACGTTACCCCAATTATGGAAGCCGACGTGGTGGAAAAGATTTCAAACATATTCTAATTGATGTCAAAATGATGTCAAAAGGTACCCTGATAAAAATGATGTCAAAAGAAAAACCCGCACAGTAGTGCGGGTTTATTTGGTGGACCACCAGGGGTTCGAACCCTGGACACCCTGATTAAGAGTTAATTTTCATACTATAGATAAACCCAGTAAATACAGTGTTTAACTGTATTTTATAGTACCGCATTTATCTATATTTCTATATATTTTTTAATAAATTGATGTCAAAATGATGTCAAACACAAAAAGCCCCAGGTAGTATTTACCTGGGGCTTGCCTTACGTCCACCCTCGCAAGGCTAGGGAGATATTTGGATCACCTCTTTACCGATGAATCACTACTCCAATCACTGCTCCCGCTCCCACCATCTGAGATAGGTTGCGTTGCATCCGTAAGCGTTTGATTGTTCTCTTGTCGTTGTCGATTTGCCCCTTCAATTCTGTTAATGAGTTCTGCATTTCTGACAAGGTAACTTCTTGCTTCATGGATAGCATTTTGGCTTTCATCAATTCTGTTTCCAATGTCGAGATTGTATTGTGTGCTTCGTTCAATTCTTCCCTTTGCTTCATGACTAAGGTTTGAGCCTCGGTCAATGGCATGCTGGATGTCTCGATTAAGCTCAAGGCTTTCTCGTTGTTGCTTTTCAATTCGTTCCACTGTGTTAAGGGAATCGTGATTGTTGCTTCCGTTTGGCTCGTGGAAGATGTACCAGCAGCAAAAGACGGAGAGGAGCACAATACCACCGATAACAGCATGGCGGTAACTAAGGCTATTAAGTAAAACTTTGATTTTGTCATACATTATACCCCTCCTGCGTAGTCAGTAATCCCCCTAGCAATGGCACGTACGATGGTATCGAGGTCGTTGGATAGCATAGCATGATCTTCTTCGTTATCAATGAATGCCATTTCAACTAATACTGCAGTTGCATCCGTGCCATTTAACACCCAAAGGTCGTCACGTTTCTTAACGCCACGGTCTACAGTATTAAGGCTGCGGATGATTTGGCTTTGAATATCATTGGCCAATCGTTGACCATTAAAAGACTTATAAAGTGTTTCAGTTCCGCGAGCTTCCGTGTTAAACGCATTACAATGAAGTGATACGAATATATCTGCGCCCCAAGAATCAGATTCAGAACATACTAGGCCTAAATCATCATCTTGAAGCGTACGTACTTCGCATCCAGCTGTTTCCAAGTAACACGCCAACATTTTGCCCGCATCACGTGCCACGTCACATTCACGTGTACCATATACGGGGTTAACTGCGCCACTATCTAAGTTGATATCGTGGCCAGGATTAATAAATACTTTCATCGTTTATCCTCCTCTTCTAATCTATCAGGAATCCCATTGTTATTTCGGTCCACAAAAAGCCCTAAGAAGCCCACAATGGCCGTTAATACACTAGGTATGAATATGTGGTCAATAATAGTAATGCCTACATTAATCAGCTTATTCGCTTCATCAGACACATACCCACTAATAAAGGACATAACATATTGAGTGACCACTAATAAGATAGGCACTAGCATAATAAATACCAGTGCCCTTGTAGCTAATATTCCTGTAGGGTGGAAGTTGGACACCCTTACAGATTTATAAGATTGTTTAATTGAATTAATGAGCTTTTGAGGTATGTTCATGAAGTTCATCCTTAATATCCTCAACACGTACTTCTAATGCTTCAACTTTTGCTGACAACAACACTTGCTTGCTCTCAGCTTTTATTCGCTCTGCACGTGATAACTTAATTTCATCTTTCAAATCTTTTAGCGTGTCAGTAAGGACACCCCATTTTTCTTGAAAAATAAGATTATCTTGCATCCGTTGTGAGTCTAATTGTTGTAACAACGGAATAATCAACAATCTATATCCTGCACCTGCAACAACACCCACTATTGTGAGTGTTGTTAAGATGTCGTTCAACTCAAACTGCCAAGTCCACATCTATTACACCTTTCTCCAAAATCCTATAATATCAATGATATACCGAGTATTTGCCGGTACACCCCAAGCCTTAATCATACGGCTGTTTCGTTCAACATAAACACTATTGTTATTTACATTAACGCTTTTTTCTATCAATCGTACAGAAACTGGCGAATTTGGTGGAAGCGATGCGACCACGTTGCCATTACCGGAAGGGGTAGTTAACTTAAAATCAAAATGCAAGTAACCCCAACCAGTTAAGGGGTCAAACGCTAAATATCCTCTATCCGCACCTCTCTCACCTGGTACTGCCGTTCCCCATGCAACTTCATATATTTCGATTGGTTGTGAAGTTACTTGTCCACCACCGCTTCCAGGGTCTCCTTTAGGGCCTCTTAAAGCTTGTAATTGTTCTGCCGTAAAATCAGAATATCTAAATGGTTCGCCTTTATCACCCTTTGGCCCTTTAAGTGCGTTAAGTTGGTCTTGCGTGAAGTCAGAAAATTTAAAAGGTTCCCCTTTAGGTCCTGGCGGTCCTGGTACCCCTTGCGGTCCTCGTTCGCCGTCCGCTCCACGTTGTCCAGGAGTTCCAGGTTCACCTTTAGGTCCTTTTAAAGCCTCTAATTGCTCCGATGTGAACATGTCATAAGTAAATGACTTTCCATCTTTACCAGGAGCACCAGGAGGCCCAGGTGGTCCTTGAATACCTTGCAACCCTTGTTCGCCGTTTAGTCCGTCAATGCCATTTCGACCAGGTTCTCCTGGAGGTCCAGGAGGACCAGGAGGCCCTTGCTCTCCTGGTTCACCCTTCGGTCCTTGTAGTTTAATAATTTGGGTATTGTCCTTTACGTTGATTGTTTCTTTGTCTTCGTGAATGTGTAGTTCGTCCATTATTTCCCCCTATTACTAATACCTTCAATTATATTAATCTGTCCTTTCACAAGACATTTAATAGGCTTTTCGCCACTCCATAGGAATAAATCCCAATAGTACTTGCCATAGTTCAATGCGTTAGTATCTAATGATAAGATGATTTTACTTAACTCATCACCTTCTAACCCCTCTTGTGATACTGCCACATCAAATTTTGCCTTGTAATCATCATCAGTTGGATATTTTCTAACGCAGGCAAATAGGCTTTCACTATCTACTGCATTTGTATATCCAACATTTAGAGTGATTGCTTCCCCTTTAATGACATTAAAGTTGTGTTGGACTGGTAACATCCGCATCATCCTTTTCTAAATCCATTAGATCATTATGAATACAGCCCTCTGTAGGGCAAGTGCCATTTTCATTTAAAGTGGCCCAGCAATATTCACAAAAACGCATTACAGGTACATTGCTTTTAATATCGTCCATATTATTTCACCGCCTTAATTTTAGTTACCATTTCCGCTTGCAAGGTTTTGTATTGTGTTTGTAAGTCGCTAATATCTGCATTAGCTAACCGTCTACGCAATACTGCCTTATCTAATGCATCAAATCGTTTATCATAATAATTTTTAATTTCTGTAATTTGTTCAGCCTTAGTTGGTTCTTTTGGTTGTGGAATTACAAACTCACCATTTACATAAAGCTTGCCAGCCATAAATTCATCTAGCATACTATCGCCGTCTGCAGAGTAAATATAATCCGCTGCATCTGGCCACTCTTTTTTAGCATGATCTAGTAATTCATCTTTACTAATCATATTATCAACAAAGGATGTAATTCGTTCACCCATTTCGTTTAATACAAATACATATTGGTTCATGTGTTTTCTCCTTCTATTATGCAATTCCTAATGCAAACCAGTAATATGATGCTGCATATCTATCATTTGCAGTAAATACCGCTTTTGCATTGCTGCTTTCATTAACAGCGGTTGCAAAATATCTCGGTGTATCAGAACCGCCCCAATACGCATCAATAGCACTAGCCATGAATAAAGTAGTAAATCTAATTGGGAAAATTACTTCTGTCTTAGTTACGTTGTCTTGTCCGCCAATTCCCCATTGGATAGCAAACCCATTAGCGAACTTTACATATCCGCCATTTCCAGTTAGTTTAGATGCTACAATAGCACCTTGCCCTAATAAGTTTTTGATTGTAACAAGTGTACTTGCCGGGGAGTCGTTCCAGTTCGCACTTCCGAGAATCGCCTTAATTTGGTCTGTGATATTGGTGTGCGCACCTGTATCACGATTATGGGAATCTAGCGCCCCTCTTGTTAGATATGCCGCATCAATCTTCTTAACAGTTACGTTCGTAGAATTACCGATTACTACATCTAAAGAAAATACTTTAGAATTAATCGGTGTCTCTTTGGACGGAATATAGGAAGCGTAGTTCCCGCCGTTACTATAAGCAATGAGTTTAGCAGCGGAATCAGATTCACCCTCAAGGTTAGCATACACGCCTAACTCCCTAGCGAAGAATCCACTAGTTACCGTGCTATTGCTAACGGCAAACTCAATTCTAAATTGGCCATCGCCTACGAATTCACCGCCTGAAGTGAACGGGCACTCTAATTTTGGAGCTAGTACGGAGGTCATAGTATCGATATTTTGATTATCGAGCTGACCGTCACCAGTAACTAGCTTAATGTATTGCAACTTCTTGCCAGTTGCTTGCGATCTTGCGATTAACTCACGGCCGTAATTGGTTAATCGTGTATTTGGATAAATAGAAGCCATGTGTTCTCCTTATACTTTAATTGTTTCTAATACGTCGAAGCTCATGCCTATGTTAATGTCAGAGCCTACTTTGAAATCAAACTTATCTAATGCCGCTCCGACATGGAAGGACTCGTATACATCAGATATAGCGCCTACATATATTTCGCCGTTAATGTTTGTAGTACTTTTTGTCTTGATGATTAAGTTCTTAGGTATTAACGGCTCCACATAATCGACAATATTGTTGAGCTGTGTTTCAAATCCATCGACTACATCTAGCCAGTACTCGTATCTATCGGAGTTAACAGAGTGCGTTACTACATGATTACCAAACTTAAAGTTAAGCATTTCTTGTACTTTAGGCATAGTAAAAGGGCGCTGTCCGATTAATACCGATAGTATTTCACTTCTGCGCCCTTCTGTATCCGTTAAATCCGGAGGATTGATGCCTAATATTTGTTCCCATGCTTCAAGCCCGTAATCTGCTGCAGTATAGATGTACTCTTCTTTAAAGATAGCTAGCATGATATCCCATAGCAGTTGCAGTTCTGCAGATTCTACTCGATAGATTTCTTGGATATCCCGAGAATCTCGAGTTAACGGAACGGCGAATTGTGAGATATCAATATCTCTCTTAAAAATACCGAAATCTGTAATCATACTGCCACCAAAGTAATCGTCCCTACTACTGGGATTTGATTATCCTTCAATTCAAGCTTTGAAACAGAAGCACCGTTTATAGTAATCCTACCGACGTCAAGAACATTAGGCAGTTCGACCATTAAAGCAGTTACAAGACTAGTCCGAAGAATAATATGTTCCTTCTCGTCTTGATTACACCATTCCTTAGCACGTAGAATCAATCGTTGCTTGATAGCGTTCTCTGCGAGTGTTTGGATTTCGTTAATGTTGTGCCCGCTCATCATGGTGACTTCAATTCGGTAGTTGATCGTTACCGGGTCAGCCTTTTCGATTGTTACTGTATGGCCAATAGGAGCGAGACCGTATCCTTTGCCTTTAGGGGCTGGGTCTATGACGTTCTCTACTTCCTTAATAAGCTCGTCAGCCGCGGGCTTGTAGTCGCTGTTCAATACAACTAGCTTAACGGTACCGCCACCGTTCCAACAGCGGTATACTTTAACACCACCAACGCCGGGGATAGCTAGCACCTTTTCTTTATAATCCGCCCCATTACCGCCGTAGGCTTTGGATTTCAAAGCATCAAAGTACCGTTTTCGGAATACTTCGGTGTCTTCTTCATCTTCACCAGGCGTGATATTCTTCAATATTTTAGCGGAGGTAAGGCCATTAATACCTTGTATTGGTGTAATATCACCTGTAGTCGCATTAGGAGTGCGTCCGTACTGTTCACATTTGAGCTTGTACTTATGTTCTGTATCGTCGATTACCTCTGTCACAACAAAGTTATATTCGTTGTAATTAAATCGAGAGCCAATCGGTACCTCCATATTGAACTGGGCTTCAAATTCGCCTTGCGTTGCTGGTTCCGGGTAAATATTAAACTCCGCAGCACGAAGTATTAGGAATTCCCGGTCTGCAGTAGTTGCAAACGCTTGTTTCAGAATCACATCGGCTAGGATGTAGAGTTCTGCAAACTCAACGCTTGCCGGAGCTGTAGCATCGTATATAACACTACCTTCGCGCCGATCGAATTCATCTTTAACTCTATCGAGCATTCGTTTTTCAATTCGATTGGCCGTCATATGCTCATACAATACCTTTCACCCCTTTCTTGATTTTTTGTAGCGTACCATAGATGGTATCTACATCAAACTCAACCATGACGTCACCACCTTCGTGGCTAAAATCAAAGTTGTATACTTTAGTTATTCTGTCATCATTCAGTAAAGCCTCTTCTATACGACGCTGTAACTCAGCGTACACATACGGAATTGGCTGACCGAATAAGTCCTGTAGTTCGATGCCATAATTCCAACTGTAAATAATATATTGGTATCGCTCCGTATTGATGATTTTATAAATCGCTTGCTCCATAGCTCGCAACTTATCTGCATAGCCCCTAATTTGGCTATCCGTTCTAAAATCAACATCATACGTATGCGACGGTTCAATGTAATTCACTGTGTCAGGAATAAGTGCGTCGTTACTTTGTTTTGGTAATAGTAAATTATCTGCCATTACTTAGTCGTGCACCCCCTATTCGGGTTATACCAACGGTCTAACGCTATGTAACGCTGTCCGCCGGTTTCCTTCAGCATAATGACCTTATCGCCCATTACTAATTGGTTATGAACGAGATACTTCTTACGACCTACGTAGTCATGGTTATGGCTTGCAAATTCAGCCATACCGCCACCACCTGCTCGGTTTTCTGTAACATGATCAACGCTCATTTCCATAGTCCATTCGCAGGTGTTTTTGGTAAGAATAATATTCTCTTCAGGTACGGTTAACTTAGGGTCAATCTTAATAGCAAGCGGTGATACACTGACAACTTCGCCGACGATTACTTCCATAGGTTCGCCGTTTGATATTACGGTGCTCGCTATTTCTTTAATCGTATTAACGATTTTCATGTACTCGCTATCCATTATTTAGCCCCCATTCTAATAATCTTAGATGGCGCTTCGTCATTATGCCATGCATAATTTGCGTTGCCATACTTCATAGCATATCCTCGGCTCGAAGAGTTACCGAAGCACCCGCCTGCACCATCGGCAATAACAACGTGCTCATCATCACCATAAATCAACAAGTCGCCTTTATTAGCGTATCCGTTGAATTGTTCCGTTGTATAACCTTTAGCCTCGAGATTTTGACGAAGTGTATCAACCCTTGCCGTGCCTTTGTTGTACTCATCTTTCAAATCCGAATTGTACCAAGACCCGGTAGCACATACTGTGTCCGCACACCCCTGTTTACCATATTGGGATACTCGGCCGTCGTTAGAACTGAAAGCTGTATCGACTTGGCCAGCTGTACCACCTGCACCCGTAGCGACTGCGGAGCTTTTGGTCTTTTTAGCAGCTTCGATTTTCTTAACAGCTTCCGCATCTTCGTCTTTTGCAACTTCATAAGCTGCATCATTATCAACGTATCGTAAATCTAAATCCATTCCGTGAAATCCTGTTTTAAACGTATGAGTAACAGATGTTACCATCATGTAATTATTAACAATCATATCGCCAAAGTTTCGGTTAATGTAAACCAACGAGCCACCACGCACACGCACATCACCAATGACATTTTTTAACTTAATCTCGCGACTCTTCTTGTTTTTGTGAGCCATGATTGCCTTGGCTTGCGCTACTGCGTTGATGTCCTTTTCCTTAGGAATAAGCAAATACTGTAATCTGCCCCATTTCTCGATGTTCTTATCGTCCTTGGCTATGAACGTATTCTCCAACTTACTTGATGCACCATTCGGGACTGTACGGACGATTTTTACATAGTTGTATGTTTCCTTGTCTATGGAGGTCGTATACTGCACGTCTTCCATACACTCATCGTCGATGTAAATATCTGTCTTCATAGTCTCAAACGATGCCAGCCGTAACTCGCCCGCATCATCGTACAAATGATAGAACGCGTGATTAGGCGTGTATATGGCTGTTTTATCGAGTAGTTGGCATATCATTTCTTGCAGTGACTTATCTTTGAATATGGTTTGAGGTTTCTCCGGAGTTTTCCACACGGTATCGTCCATATAACCACATTTCAAACCAAAGTCATCGGCTACCATTTTGATGAACTCGGTCGCAGTCATAGCTCCGATGACATAACAGTCTTTATTCTTGAGATAGCGTATCTGATCATAGCAAGTTACTGATATAGAGTTCTTGCCGTCACGCTGTTTCTCAAAGACATACCCAAAGAACACCGCTCCTCCGTTTAGGGTGAACTTAACAGTATCACCCTCTTCAAAATTGAGGTTAGGGTCTTTAGGTACTTTGAATGTCATCTTACTTGGAACACAGTCAACTGCTCTCGTAATTTGTACGCCGTCTTCGGGTTCTATGAGCCATAAATCACCAGTGCTTTTGTTTCTGATGGTTAGCTCATAGTGCAGTTGCACTGGCATGGGTAACGGAATGATAGTGCCTTTGATTTGAGATTTTTCGACTGTTTTCTTTTCATCTATAGCCATTCGTTATTACCCTCTCGTTTAAGCTGGACGACTTGGCCAACTCCCAAGATAGCAGGAACAGCGATTTTGTTAAGTGCTGCGATTTGGAATAGATTATCCGTATTACCCAGTTGCTTCTTAACAATTTGCTGTAAAGTCTGCCCTTTGGAGACTTTGGCAGTTGATGCGGCCACCTTGCCATCCGTAGGTCTGTCCGACTTAACGCTGCCTTTTGCAGTACCGTCTTTATCGGTCTTCACTTCAATTCGTTTAGCGCCCCAAGGTTTCCACTGCTTTAACGTAACGCTAGCGTACGAGTCAAAGCCGTTGTCCGCATCTTCTTCAATGACGTAGTTTTCAAGCGTACATTTCATGTTAGTCATGGCTAGCATCTGCCCGCCCGGTTTCATTCGAACTACGATAAATTGGAAGATCGTCTTTGTGGTCTTAAGCTTTTCGAGTTCATCGATATAGTACTTAGCCTTTTTGGACTTAAACAGCAAGGACTCATTAAATGGATAATCGGAGTTAGGCAATAAGAATTTGAAAGCAAGGTCTGTAAGCCCTGCTGGTTTAATAACGTTAACTTCGCCTTTCCCCAATAACTCCATGGTTTCGTTCTTGCCGTTAATAGTAGTGGTTAACTCTTTAGGGGGAATCGGTATCTGCATCGTCCCCATATAGAAGTAATACATTTAGATTCCCTCCCTTTGAATTGCGAACGCGTCTTTCAAGCCTTTCGAGATTTGACTTGTAAAGCCATCTAGGTCAGTGCCGTTATTGATTTCCACATCGTTATTCATTTGGATGTGAATTACATTAGCATCTTGCCATTTCTTCAAGGATTTATCGATAGCGCTTTCACGGAGTGCCTTGATTTCCTCATTTGTCATGTCGATAGACTTGGCAATCTTGCCTGTGTTCTTGGCGGTCTTACCTGTATTTTTCTTAGTCTTATCGGCCGCGTCATGATCAGCACCTGGAGTAATTTTGCTAGCGTCAAACTCTTGAGGGGTTTTAACACCAGGCATGTTAGGCATTAAATCACCTAGGCTAAGGTTAGCCCCAATGTTATAGCCTTCTCCAAAAGCCCCTGTAACACTAGAATAATCCATCTTACCCATGACAGTGGTTTCACCGCCGGCAATCTCGAACCGTTCTAATACACCAGTAGACCCGCCGACTTTATCGATGTTTACACCAGGAATTTTATTAATCGCATCGATAATATCGTTAATCCGGGCTTTTACGAATTGCCAAATGCCGTTCCATATGTCGATAAACAAGTTAGCGACTGCATGTAACGGGTCTTTGAATACGTTGGCCAAGAAATTAACAAATGCTGCGATGATGTTCCATCCCAAAGCAAACACATTGAAAATAGCAGAACCGAACGCCCAAAAAGCACCAACTACGATTCCTAGCACGCTAATATTCGCATCACAGAAATAGTTAATAGCTTCTACAGCTAAGTAGATTATGACTATAACTGCAACAATCAAACCGATTACCCATGTTAACGGGCACGCGTATAATGCGGCGTTCAATCCTTCTTGAGCTACAATCATTGCTAACAGAGCAGCAGTTTCCGCCCAGTCTGCCACGGCCTTAATCGCCATAGCACCTGCAGCGAGAATCGTTCTTCCGGCCGCAATACCGGCTTGGACTGCGTAGTACGCCATAACACCGCCCAGTATTATCATTGCTGTATACATGATAGCCGAGTGTTGTCTAACAAAGTTTGATAACGTGTTAAATGCCCATACTGCAGTATTAATCGTTTCACCGATAGCACCTACGAGCCAATAGAATACCGGTGCTACCATTTGAATAGCTCCCGTTACGTTATCCACTAACTCACGGATACCCTCGCTATTAGCAAGGTCAGATATTCGCTGGAACACAGGCTCGAACGCCCGAATAGCTTTGTTCTTAATCGACTGCATATGATCACCCCAAGTTTTAGGAAGTGATTCAAACTGCTTTTCAATCTCAGGCAAGTTATTCATAATAGCGTTTTTAATTACTTCAGCAGTAATCTTGCCCTCAGAGGCTAGCTTCTTAAGTTCGCCACGGGATACGCCCATAGATTTAGCAATGATGTTTTCAATCATAGGCGCGTTTTCAGCAATAGACCTGAATTCGTCACCTTGTAATTGACCAGATGCTAGACCTTGCGTTAACTGAAGCATGGCGTTCTTTTGTGCTTCTTTCGATGCACCGCCAATAGCGAATACCTTCTGGATACCTTCCATAAATTCTACGGCTTTTCTTGGGTCTGGGAACGCGTCATGTGCGGATTGAGATACCTGGATTACTGCGTCAGCCATTTCCAAATATCCACCCCTTGCACGCTGTGCGGATTCAAATATCTGTTTATTTAGGTAAATAGCATTTTCCTGGCTACCGGCTACCAATTTAAGGCGAGCTTGCACCTGCGCCCATTCAGTAGCAGTATCTTGAATCGATTCGATGGCACCTTTTATAGCGCCAATGCCATTCATCACAGTACTAGCCAACAGGTTACCTGCAAAGCTGTTCATGATACCACCCATGCTAGCTTTCAGCGTTTCACTAGCACTCGATACACCGTTCATCTTATTGTGTAGCGTGTTCATAGATTGATAGGCTTTAGTTGTTGCGTTTGCGGCTGCGTTCATAGCATTAGGAATATTAGTAGAGAGGCTTATATAGTTAGAAAGTGTAGCCATTCATTACCCCCTTTTTGCCTTATTCATTTCATCTTGCTCATCTTTAGCATGTTGCTGAATAAAGGCAATTACTACAGCCTTTTCATTCATGTCCATATCCGCAAAAACAGAAGGTCGCATATGGTATTTAACAAATGCCAAATATGCGAACATCGTTTCTGTTTCATTGGATTCTAGGAGTTTTTTACTTCTTTTACCTTATCTTCCATGCCTACGTCATAGCCTTGGGCTTCAGTTACTGCTGCCAAAAGGTCAGCATATTCACCTGGTGTAAGCATTGCTTTTACGAGCTCAACCGGTTCAGTAACGCCCCAGCTATCTTGAAGTTCCGCATCATAAAGATTAGGGTAAGTGATTGCCTTAGATAGCACATCTTCGTTGTATGCAGTCGCATCGAAGCGTTCTTCAGATTGACGAGTGATGCGGTCTGTAATACGTTTAGTGTATTTCTTACGCATTTTTTCTGTTTCATCGGTAGCTAATGTTTTAATCTTCCATGCTACTGGCTCGCCATTCACTTTGATTCGTTTAGATGCTACGTATTCTGTTTCGTTGACTACATCAACGTTTTGTTTAAGGAATGCGCTTAAATTTTCAGCCATTATAAAAACCTCCTAAAAAAAGGGAGCAAGCACTAGGCTTGCATCCCGTCTAATTCGTTAAAGTGTTGAACGTATTTAACACCTTCATACGTGAAGTTGTGTTCTTGTTCGATGTATTTGCCTTCAGCGTCAAATTCAGCTGCTGTTAATTCGTCAAGGTTCACACCTTTTAGAATTACAGAACGGCGACCAGCTTTAGAAGTTGGATCGTTGTTAACTACTTGCATGTCAAAGTATGTATCCACACCGGTTTTCAAGTATTTTTCAACCATCTTATCGAATAAAGCTGTGTTGTGGTAAATTGTTAAGCTACCGCTGTATTCTACGGAGGTAGACTTATTGCCTGCACCGATACGGCCCAAGATTGCCACTTTTTCCTTATTCTTTTTAATTTTTGCGCTAAGTTTCTTAGCTTGAAACAGTAAGTATCGGTTACCGTTCTCTACGATATAGCAAGACGCTAATTTAGAAGAAACAACGTCAGCTGCATCCATCGTTTTCAATGCATCTAAAATTTCATTTTCCATGCGTTATCCTCCTAGGCTACTACAACAGTCATGTACAATTTTTCCATAGCCACAGTTGGCTGTAATTGTACGTTAACCAATACATCTTCCTTGTTGTCGCCTTGCGTAGGTACTGGGATATCCTTATCATCGAAGTTTTGGATAGCACGTACCTTTTGGTATTGCTCAGCAAGATATACAAGGTCGCCCCATAAGGACTCACGACCAGCTTGGTCATTAGGGGATTTATCAAGATGTGTTTTATTGAACAATCTAGCGCCGTCAACTGCCCAGTTATCCAATACACGAATGACTTGGTTAAGAGAGAAGTCGCGGTTTTTAGCTTTACTGAATTCAGTAAATGTGTTGATGTCTTTCAATACACGAACGTCACCTTGGATATTACCACCAACGGAGTCAGTAACATTGTGGAACATAAACATACCATCTTTGATAGCTTGTTCGAGTTCGAACTGTTTGTACTTAACGTTTACAGTGTATTCACCGTCGTAGATCATGTTGCCTACTGTAGCATTGATATTGCAAGATGCTTCTTGACCTAATGTCCAGTACACCAAAGAGCCTCTTTCGGTACCTTCATCGGTTACGTCATTAAGGATGGAGATAACACCTTCATAGTTGACCCCAGTCTTACCATGAATCACTAATTGGAATTTAGCGCCACTTTGTTCACGGCAACGTTTAGTAAATGCAATAAGCAAGTTCTTAATTGTGTCGTCCGCACCAGCGTAACCCAACGTATTGAAGTAGTAAGGTTCAAGCATATCAATGCCGTCTTGGTAGTTCTTAACGGTGATTGTGGAGCCGTTAGTACCACCGGATAGTGCAGTATAAGCTGTAGCAGTTAATGCGCCAGTTTTAGTGAATACGATGTAATCGTTATCTTGCAGTTCTGTCGCATTCTTCAAGTTCTTTTGAATATCTACTGCTTTACGAACATCACCTGTAGTGAGGTAAGTAGTTACGATAAATTTACCTGTGTTATCTGGATCAGCTTGAACAGATACACCCAAATCGTTACCACGAATACCCTTATATTTAGCTTTGCCGATTGTGCTTGTGGCTTGTGCGCCATCGGAGTTTAAGCGGTAGAAGTAACCAGTTTTCAAACCGCGGAACAAGTCACGTAAGCCTTTCATCTTGTCATGGCCGTAGTCATAACCAAAGTATTTTTGGCAATCCTTTTGGAATGTGTCGTTATCTACACGGAACACTTCACCACTTGGGCCCCAATCAAAGGAGAGCATCATCGCACCAAAGCCACGGTCAGATACTTCTGCATATGCTCGGTCTTTGGATACGAAGTTAATATAAGTACCTGGCAATACTTTATTGTGGAATAAGAATGTGCCACCACCTAATGCCATATTTCACTAACCTTTCACAGGCGTTGTTAATGCCTGATTTAAAATTCTATCAATGTCGCTTTCCGTATACATTTCATCTTCGTTAAGAAGGCAAGTGAGTAAATCACGATACCGTCTGTATTTGTCAGATGCAATGATAGCGTAAGCATCAAATTGTTGTTCAGTCGTTACTTCGACTGTTTCTTTTTCATCTGCCATCTTTTACCCTTTCCGTTAATTCCATGTGCTTCATCCGCTCGACTGGTTTGGCCACTCTCCGAAGTATGTTTTCATACGTCACGAAGAAGTGCAGCACACCGTCTGAAATCTTGTACTTCATACCTGTGCCCATAATTGTACGTTCCCCAACTTGTACAAATTCAAGCAGTAGGTACAGCACACTAGGAATATCAATGAGTTTTCGCGTATCAGTAACCACATCAAGATTATTGGCGTAATACATGATGTCTAAATCCAAAGAAGTATTGTAAAGATCACCGACATGTCTTCCCATACTAGGTTCAATCACCTTGATATATGCGCAAGGGAATGTCATATTGTTTTCTTTGAATTCTAGGTATATAGGCACCTTAAGTGCCGTATGTACGGCTTTAGATACAGCTGTTAATACATCAGAATCCACCATGCTTTTCAATCCATTTCTTTAATGTAATTTCCATAATACGTTTAGCGTTTTTACTGAGTGCCTTTTCAGCTTTCTCGTGCATGTACGCACCATCTACCCAAGGCTTTTTCAGTCTCCCACCTTGCATAACTCCGCCTTTAGATTGACCTATCCACGGAAGAAATCTCCCAACTTCTTGCCGATGTCCATCATTAAGAAACGAGGCGTAAGAGGACGTGTTAAACACCTCAACCCGTCCTGTTCTATCATCCAGTCGATATCTACCAACACTCCATGATTGGCGAGTATGCTCACTATCGAAGTACTTTGTTTGTACTTGGCCATTTTGCATGAATTTAACCGATCGTTTTCCGACCGGTGTATTCAATTTAGCTTCACGCACATACACGCTGGCCATTTCCTTCACAACTTGCTTGTTGAAATTCTGAAGGCTACCTGATTGACTCAGTTTGACCAGGCTTCGATTAAATTCAGCAAAATCTTCCATGTTAAATTCAACACCCATGTCAATGCACCTCTAAATTTTCGAGCTGCACCTCTTGATGGGTATCATATCGTGCAGAAATCGAGGCACTGCGAAAAAGTTGCTTCGTATTTCGCCCTATAAGCTCAATTCGAGCCCCATTAGGTATGATTACATCCGGAGCGATGAAAAGTACCGTGGTGGTACTAAATTTCGCAATCTCAGCGATTTGACCTGTAGAGAGAGTTTTATAGCTAATTCTACAAGCAAAAGGACCCTCTCTACTGGCAGTTTTACTCATAATTCCAGTATCGGGGTCCATTGCATCCACTTCGGAGATAACATAACACGTACAATCGTATAATCGTTCTAACTGCTTTCTAGCAGCGTCTACCATCTTAGCCGTCGGAAGCATGCCAGGTCACCCCTTCCATATCCACTCAAAGCGGTGGCCAATTCTTGGAGACGAGATGCCTTGTCAGTTCCATTAAATTGAACTTCAGTGTCGCCCATTTTAATGGAGCTCGCCATTTCTCCGTCGGCTTCAATCAATTTGTTTTTGTTTGTGGTGATATAGCTGCCAATTACACGATATACGAGAACGTACTGTAATTCGCTAGGTAATTCCTTCTGATTGATATCATTGAGGATATGTTGTGTTTCCGCATCAATCATATACTCAATGATATTTATATCAGAAATTGCATCATACCCGAGCCACGATTCAAGAATTTGTAAAACTGTCTCTTTCGTGGTCATATTATTCACCTACTATTTTTTGAATGTAGCTTTTACAACTTTGGATTGGTTAGTCAATGCAACAGTGTAGTGTTCATTAGCAACGAATTTGTCGATACCTTTTTCAGGAACACGATCGTATTCAACAACAACATTACGTTTGATGTAAATTGTAACTGCAGGTAATACAGGTGTACCGTCTTCCACTTCTGCAGTTACGCCAACGATGAAGTTGTCGATAGTTGCGCCAGAGTCATTGATGCGGCGAGATGTTACAACACGACAGCCGGCAATCATACCGATTTCGCCAGTAATCATAACATCATTACCGTATTTTGTTTTGTCGATGAAATTAGGGTCTTTACGAAGTGTAGTAATTTGAGAAGGTGCTACGAACAAATATTTTTCAACGTAGTCTTCTTCGTTCAATTTGTCTACTGCGGTAACGACACCTTCGTAGGAAATAACTTTAGTATCTGTTGTTGTAAGAGTAGCACCGCCGAGAGCTGTTACTATGTCTTGGTCGATTTTGGAAGCCAAAGACAAACGTAATTGATGAGTAGCTTCGCCTACTGGGTCACCATAACCGGACAATTTAGCTTCGTCTGTGATATCAACGCGTTTCATCGCTTTTTTAATCTTAGCTTTAGCGACGGATGTGGACATTTGAGTTGCGGATACTTCTACGCCTTCTGCGATGTCTTCCGCATCACCAATGTAGCCCCATGCTGGAATAGTGATTTCGTTACCAGGTACGCCTGCCAATGTATTATCGATTTTAGCGATTGGAGTAAATTTAATAGCTTTTGGTAAGCCCGCGGATACCATGTCCGCCATTACTTGAGGGTTAACTACATTAGCAACTTGCGTAGGACCTGCTGCGAATGTTTGTAAATTAAAAGAGAATTGTTTATTCATTAGCGTTTCCTCCTGTTAATGAATGGTAAAGATCAATGTCGTTTGCGAATAACTCCGCACGTTGAGAGTATGTCATTTTAGCGAAGTCTTCTTTAGTTACTGCGCTGCTTGGTGCTTTACCGCCAGGATTACCAGGCGCTACACCTTTAGGGGCAGACGCTTCCCCAAATAAATAAGGATTAGCTTTGGCAACTTCTGCAAGTTGTTCATCTAATCCTTTAATTTTGCCGTCCTTCACTTTTGCATCGGTTAAATCCAAGAGTGCACGGACCGCAACGTTGTTTTTAGCTTTTGCGTTGGACAATGCTACGTTAACAATATTGTCGATTTCAAGTTGTGCGATTTTACCCTCGTATTCAGCTTTACGAGTTTCTGCATCAGCTTTCATCGTTTCAATTTGTTTCGCAAGCTCCGCATTATCTGCATTAGATTTTTTGAGGTTATCAATCTCGCTGTTAAGAGTCGTGAGTTCCCCTTTTACGGATTTGAGTTCCTCATTCTTAGCATTGAATTGATCCTTAGACACATAATTCTTGCCATAGTCTTCAACGACCTTAGCAGTCTGTTCTTCAGTTAATCCTAGTGCTAACAATTCTTCCTTAGTCATAGTGACCTCCTTAAAAAATACCCATTTCGCTTTATTTTCGTGAGCCACACCTCACGGCTACGGTCTTGTTAGTTATCGCCCAACAATACTAAAATGGCAATAAAAAAGCAGCGTTTCCGCTGCTAATTGATATATTCTTTTTCCCATTCCTCGTAGGTAATCGCTCCGTCAAAATCAGTACTCTTATCGTTCTGATTTCTACCTGTTCGAGTGCCTTCGAGACCTGGAATATATGGAATTGTAGTAGACCGGCAATAGCAATGGAACGGCGGAACGGTAACGCCTGGTTTAGCATCAACGACTCGGACACGTTTACGATCCATGTGTCTGCAGATAGATGAAGTGTGGCTATCGAGTGTAGCCAGTATCTCTAACTCCTCGACATCTAGGTCTTTCATACTATCAAGAAACCCTTGCTCGTGAACCCGTGCCGTCTCTGTTTCGATTAACCGCTTAGCGTTGCTGTACGATGTTTTCATCCGCTTATGCAGATTATCTGCCATCGTATCCGCCCCTTGCCCAATAATGAGGGCTTGGGTGAAATCGTTCTGCAAGTTAGCTACTAGCTTACTTGTATCTCCCCAAATCCTACTACTGAAATCCTTGCCGTCGCTTGCCCATTGACTGTGAACCACGCTTTCAACGCGTTTACTGTCAATCGTATTAATGCGCGAGTACTCTCCGCGTTGTGTCTGCACTGTGTATGCGGACTTATACGCGGAGGACTGATACACATCTTTCAATAAGTCGTTAAGTGAAATACTCTGCTTTTGAGCCAGTATTTCGAGCTCGTGAACCACATTGATATACAGCATCTGTTCACGGCTTAACCGCTCACGAATGGATGCGTTTGATAGCATTTGTTGGTGTTCTTCAGATACGCCTAGTTTCTTAGCTTCTGCTTTGAATTCAGCTAAATCCATTTTAAAGGCTTTCATCTCGTAGGCGTTCAGAAGTTTCCTTGCTTCGGCTAGTTGAAGTCCGTTTTCTGTGGCAAACCGGCGATACCAATCGTTGATAGCTTTTTCTATCCTGCGTAACGCCCTTGCATAATTAGCTTTGATTTCGTCATCGGTCAAACTAGCTTTTTGAAACGATTCATCTAGTAACCGCTCATACCGTTTCTCCCAGTAATCATTCGCCATCTGCCTCACCGCCGTTCGGTACAACAAAATCTGCTGTTACTTCGGACTGTTCCTTTTTTACTTTCGCAAGCTCTTCCGCAGCATCAGTTGTCCACGGATGATTTGCAATAATGGTTTCATTGGAGATGATACCTACGGAGTTTTTGCAGTTGTTAATTGTATCGCCTTCATTGATTGGCAAGTCACGATTGAAGATGAAGTCCACTTCTTCGACTGTGTCTTGATTAGTTAAACCGCGATACGTGTTAACGAACCACATCAAATCGTGCAAGCTAGATTTGAATTCGAGCTCCATTTCATTGGCGTCTAAATCAATATCAGAGTACATTGACATGATGTTCATCTGATTCGGATTGTTGGCCATACGATCGTCCTTAGCATCAAAGCCTCGGCCGTTCTCGATAATAGCTTTACGCAAAATGTTAATCAGTAATTGGTAATTGTCGCTATTCACCTCTATTTTTAAGGCTTTCACATCACCGTTGACACCATCTACCGTACGAACCTTAATCGCGCCATACGATGCAAGATTTTGACGGAACTCAGCGAGATTTTCGCCGTCATAGTTCTGCAAAATCAAAATTGTGCTGCGGATATCTTCTTCCATATTATCTTGGAAGTTAGATAGTAATCGATTAAGTGCATCTTGTAAGGACTTGACCTTATCGATAAGCGGTTGCTCGAATTCATTCGCGCGGAACATAATGAGAGGAATACGTTCCCAGTTATATGGTTTATCATCAATAGCAAAATTGGCAGTATTTTCTTTATCTGGATCAGGAAGTAACCGCTCCGTATCCCATATGAAATACTGGATACCGTCCGGTGTGTAGTATTCGACTTTGTGAATAGTCTTAGTTTCTAGTCCTGTGTAGTACTCAATATCGTACAAGTAAAGGAACGCATCTAGTTGTGTGTGCTCCTCATCTGCCCAAAATGGTAAAACCTGATGCGGTTTCATCATCTTAAACTTTAGCGTGCCATCAATACCAATGTAAGGGTGTATATACGCCTTACCCGCCATCGTTGCGAACTTGCCAACAGACTTCAATAAGCGTTGGAACTGAATACCGAACATCTTATCGAGCTCGTCATCATCCGTATTGATGTCCAACGGCTTAGACAATAAGTAGTTAACCTTTTGGTCTACTAAATCATCAAACCGGTTATCCACAATCTGATTATTAGGAACGCCCTGTAATGCTATTCGCGTATTGCCTTCACCTACAACGTAGCGTTGTTTATTCAAAATGTCATGTTTACCTTTATAATAATCGATAGCGGTACACATCGTTTTACGTTGTTCGCTACCTAGAAAATTACGCAGCTGTGCTTGTAGGAACTCTCGTTCCGACATAGTCGCTGAACCTTTTATGATGCGGTCCCATAGCTGAGATAATATCAATCAAACGACCACCTTTCTACATTAATATCTTCCAAACCATACCGCATAGCATCCATAGCATGGTTGTTTTCGTCTTCCGGTTTCCCGGTGTATTTCTCAAAGCGATCCTTCGCCCATTGGTACGTGGATAATTCACGCAGCACATTAACGCATCTTGGATGAACGATTAATTCGTAGTCTTGTATTCTCTGAATGCCGTTTAATATGCTGTCTTTACCTTTGCGTGCCCTAGTTATACCTTTTAGCCCCGCCTGGTACAATTCCTCAATGGATTTAGGCTCGGCACTATCGGCTCGAATCTTCTCTTTTGCGTAGCCCATAGCAATAATACGAGATGCTAATTGTTGATTAGTAAGCCCTGTTTCGTACAGCTCATCGAATATGTAGATTTTCTTATTTTCCATATCAACTAGCATACACACTAGCGCTGTAGGGTCTACCGTATAACCAAAATCAAGGCCAAACGCGGACTTGATACCGGTTTGACCTCTAATATAATCAACACTAAATTCTTGTTCTTTCCAGTTTTCGTAAACCAGGCCTTCGACAACGCCCCAATTCCCGAGCCCCGCTACTTGATACCGCTTAGGGTTCTTCTTCATTTCTTCGAATAACACTAAGTCCGAGTCACTCAGGAACTCGTTACACAGGTAATTCGTAGTCATAGCTAGCACGTTGTCACTAGGCTCATCAAAGAAGCGTTTCTTTAACCAGTGCCTATCAGACCACGGGTTAAATGTAAGCACCACCTGGTGATACATGCCATCGGGTAACTGGCCACGAATAGATTCGTCTAACCTGTTGAACGCATCCTCGCTCATAATCTCGTAAGCTTCTTCAATCCATAGCCTACACAAAGCGCCGACTTCAACAGTAATGGACGTTACCTTTAAAGGATCATCGAGACCGCGAAATAAGATTTTCTGTCCCGTCGGGATATACGTTATCTCAAGTGGAGATACAGAACATTTGAAGTACCGCTCCACCTTTAACTGGCGCATAGCCCATTTGAGTTGCGCGAAACAACTGTCACGCAAAGTCCGTTCTGTCTTACGAACGACTAACCAGTTTATGCACGGGTTCTCCATTATCTCCATAATAACTTTTAGAGACTGCGTGGAGGACTTCTTGCTGGCACGACTGCCCTTGACTACTTTATAACGGCCCTTGAACCGCCAAAAAGCACCGTATCCCTTGCCTACGATATCGGGCAAGTACACTCTATTAGTCTGCAATATCGTCACCACCTACGATGAGTACAGGCTTAATATCGATAGTCGTATCGCCGCTGAGTATTCTATGTCGCTTGGCCATAAGCTCTAGTGCCTTAAGTCTCGACTTCTCGTCAGGCGGTTTATCGATGATGCGAGCTTCGGAGTATCCGTCGCCCGTACCTTCGATAACGACGTGCTTTTCATTTGAGAGCCCCAGGGCGATTCTTGTTAACTCATACTCGACTTGCTGAGCCGTCATGATGTTTTCATTGAAGTAGGCTTCCCGTAATTCAGCGACCCTTGCTTTGATGTCATCATTAGTCATCAAGCGACTACCTTGCATCTTAGCGGTTTTTTCAGAGTACCCGGTTCGAATAGCAGCTTGCGTCGCATTCATATCCTTGATATACTCGTGACAAAATTTTTCGTGTCGTTTGTTTTGTAATGCAGCCACTATCTCACCTCCTGGCTATCTTAATACATCACGGCTGTTTCTCTTAAATCGGCCGTGCGAACGTGTGCATAATCCACAATTACTTTTGTGTGCGTGGTCGTGTGTGATATACGTTTGACACAGGCCGTCGTATTCAATTAGTTGTGCTGTGCAAACGCCGTTCTTATTATTCAGGCATTTACGTTTAATGCATTTGACTTCTGTGCTCATACCTTTTCACCTTAATACTTTGTACGCTCAAATCCGATGACTAGTTGGTTGTTGTTAGGCTATATAGTTATTGGAGGACTACTAGTTCTAGTCATCAGATGTCAGCGTACAACGATACAGGGCAAGCTCATAATGTATAAGCTTTGAAATGTATGTGGACATATTCGGCTCGCCCTGGTTTCATTGTGCGGTAAATTTCATTTTTACATATTCCCTCTCCTTAGCTTACGCGATCGCCTACACCATAAATATAGGCCCCTATATTTACAATGCTACATACAACAAAAAGCACGGTCGTCATCACCGTGCTTTTTGCCGAGTTGTGTATAAGAGAGGATTTGTGTTAGATGACTAATGACACCTTTCACAACTACATTATACTATGTCAAGTCGGTTCATTTAAGTCCAAAATACTCCAAAATACTCCAAAGTACTCCACTATGAAAGGAGTTCCCCTAATTCGTTCAATGCTTTATTTTTTAAATTGAAGTAACTGCTCTTTTCGTAATATATCATCGCTTGTACTTTCTTAGGAAACGCCCCATTTATGTATTCTTGCGACAATATGATACGCCCTGGTATACATTCTATCTGTTCAATTAAAGCCCTCGCTTCTTCCCTTTTAGCAATAAGCTTTGCTATCTCCCGTTTTTTGGTATCTACTGTATCGACAAGTCTAGCCACATCGCCTTCAAGACCTACTGGAGTACCACCCCCCGATACTCTGTCTTTGGAATAATCAATCGCCGATAAGGTGATGATATCATACTGCAGTTTGCGAATATCTTGCCGTAGTGATTGAATACGAATCGCAATCAGCTTGATATCTTGCAGATACGCAGTCGCCTTTTCTTTATAATCACTCATGCTGCATTACCCCTTTGATGTATCGGTCTAAGTACCACCGCGCTTTTTTTAGGTCTTCGAGTTTATCCCCTTTATACCCTGCTCTTGCGATGTACTTGATAACATTACCTAGATGATATGGAAGTTGTTGATCCTCGATAAAATCGATAACCTCAATCTTACCCCGTGTGTAGTGTGAAGGGTGGTTGATAACATCTTCATTCTTAGGCACTTCGACGACCTTCACTTCTGGCTCCTCGATAGTTTGGGCTACCGGTTCTACCGCTACTTCCTTCTTCTTAGGTACCTTCGAATACTTAGGTAGACACTCCGGACAATATTTAGGCCAACGACCTTGCGCTTTTTCTTTTTTGTGAACAAATGTTGTGCCACATCCCTCACAGGTTAGCTCTTTACTAACACCTGCGCCAGGCGGCGTCATAACTTTCTCGCACTCAGGACAATAATCCTCGTGTGTTTTTACTGTGAATGTGTCACCACATCTTCTACATTTCTTTTGCATAGTTCTACTCCTTATACAATTCTTTACGATATTTAATGGCTTCTAAGAGGGCGTCTTGCCCTGCTTCTTTACGTTCTAATGCTTTCATGACTTGCTCGTCCATCGTGCCTTTAGTGACTAGATGGTGGATAATCACAGGTTGTGTTTGCCCTTGCCTGTGTAGTCTCGCATTCGCTTGTTGGTACTGCTCTAGGCTCCATGTCAACCCATACCATACGATGATATTGCCGCCGGCCTGAAGGTTTAAGCCATACCCTGCTGATGCGGGATGTGCCAGTAACATTTGAATCTTGCCCTTGTTCCACTCCTCTACGTCATCATCGGTCTTAAGCTCAACGGCTTTCGGGAACGCTTCTTTAATCGATTGAAGGTCATGTTTGAAGTTATAAAACACTAACATCGGTTTTCCTTCGTTCGTTTCTACCAATTCTTTCAATCTTTCAATCTTCTCGTTATGAACAACTACGATTTCACCATCATCGTTATAAATGGATCCATTTGCTAGTTGTAACAATTTACCGGCAAGTGCTGCTGCATTAAGTGCGCTCACATCGTCATCACTGGCTAGGCTAAGCACGTGCTCGCGTTCCATTTCTTTATAGAGTGCCCATTCTTTCGGGTTCATCTCTACTGTGATGACATTCTCGATACGTTCAGGTAGTGTAAGATAGTCCTTCGCTTTTAAGCTCATGCAGATATCCTGCATCTTGCTGAATATCGCTTTGTCTCCACCAGGCAGTAGTCGGTAGCTATACACGACGTGCCCGTTGGTTTTGTCCGGTGTAAAATACCGGGTACGATATTCGGTAATCGTCTTACCTAATCGTTCTCCGCCATCTAGTAGATACATCTGCGCCCAAATATCAAGTAAGGTATTCGGTGCCGGTGTACCAGTTAAAATGACGATACGCTTAAATAGTGGTCGAAGTTTACGAATTGCCTTAAACCGTTTAGCCTGGGGATTCTTAAATGAAGAACTCTCATCGATAACTAACATATCGAAGGGGAACGATTTTTTCTTACGGTAGTACTCATATAACCATTGCACGTTTTCACGATTTATCACATAAATGTCAGATTCACTCTCTAAGGCATGTATGCGTTCCTTCTCGGAACCTAACACCTTAGCCACCGTTAAACGCCGTGTAGCACTCCATTTTTGCGTTTCTTGGGCCCATGTAGATTCTGCTACCTTCTTAGGTGCAATCAGTAATACTTTTTTTATGTCAAAGTAATCATACATAAGCCGGTCAATCGCAATGAGTGTAGATATGGTTTTACCTAACCCCATATCCAGTAACAAGCCGTAATGGGTATTGTCAATGATTCGTTGTATTGCAATGCTTTGATACTCGTGTGGATGAAAGTCCATGTATCGCCCTTTCCATATCTTCAACAAATAACTTGGCATCAGACATCCCGGTTACGACGAACACTAACGCACCTTGTTTACGTAACCTAGAAATCTGTACCCGTTGATTAGCCATTAACTTTCCGGTTGTATCCTTTAACTCGACGAATATGACGCCACCGCCAGGAAGTACAATAATCCGATCCGGCACACCATCATTTCCAGGTGACACGAATTTCATATATATACACCCCATTTTTTTGAGTTGATTTCCTAACCATCGCTCGATGTCTTTTTCCACGTTCTCACCTCGTTTTCATTTAAATAATCGGCAACAGGCCTCAGCCTATATAAAGCCTGGCCTCATCGGGGTTGTGTTGCCGATGTTTTGTTTTTTTTTTTCTCATATATATATACGCGTATTTACGTTTTTTACGTGTATACGTATACAAACACTTATTCATATATTTATTATTTTTAATTAATAGTAAATAATAGAAAACATCGGCAACAAATTGCAATCAAGATAGATAACAACTGCACCAAACATGTTGCCTATTTTGTTGCCACACGTGTTGCCGTTGCCGATTATTTTCACCATATCAAAATATATCAATGTATAGGCTTGCATAAAAACTATTTCGATATATTTCGATATTTAAAAATTAGCTAATCGGCAACAAAAATCGGCAACACGGCTATTTACGATTTTTAACTATCGTTTTAGCCTTACTTTGGAGAGTGCTCGCATCCCTAATAAACGCTCTTTGCACGCCATACATTTTCCCAAATCGCATTTTACCAACGCTCTTTGAATAAGGACTCCACCCTTTAATAGATTGCAAAATGTCAATGATTTCTCTTGCTTTTGCGTTCTGCAGGTTCTTCCTGTCGCCCTCCATCACTTCACACCATATCTCAAGGGCACAAACCCGCTCCCGCTGCACTGAACCACAATAGTCGTCATCGCCATAATTCCGGATATACTCCCTGCGATCGTAGATATCTTTAGACTCCCAATCTTCAGGCAGTTCCATCTCTAGGTATTCCTCAATGAGCCCTACGAGTTCACCGCCTTCTGTATGGGATAATTGAATCCTAAGTGCTTCTTCTTCAAGTGCGCCCTCGAGAACTAATGGCTCACCTTCAGACCAATACACGAACGCTTCTGCCCATAATTGGTCAATTTCATCCTTTGACAAGTCCCAGGAGTTCTTTGTCTTCCGGTCCTTATCACCAGTAATTGGCCAAAATCGGCGGTTACCGGTGCGGTCTTTAAGGAACATAAGATTGTTAGTGGAACCAGCGAACACACACTGGCGAGGGTACTCTTCGGTGCGCCTACCATACGGAGAACGGAACCGGTCAGAGGTACGGCTGATAAAAGCTTTAACGATTTCATTATCGTTCTTATAGGTCGGTGCCAGTTCGGCAAGTTCGACTATCCAAGAACCTTGAATTTGTTCTAGGGCATCTTTAGTCTTGATATCAACTAAGGAGTTATTAAACCATTTACGGCCTAAGCGTTCTAAGATTAATGATTTACCTAGACCTTGAGAGCCATACAACACAATCGCAGTATCAAACTTAACGCCTGGATCCATAACACGGGCTACTGCGCCACACATCCATTTACGAGTAACCGCTCGAATGTACTCGGTATCCTCCGCTCCGATGTAATCGATAAAGAGAGTATCAAGTCTACATTCGCCGTCCCAAGTTAGCCCCTTTAGGTACTCACGCACAGGATGGAATTTATTATCTTGCGTTACTTCCTGGAGCGCATCGTCGATAATGCCTTTACCCTTGATAAGGTATTTTGTGGCGAAGTAGTTACGCAGGCACGCATCATCGGTATCTGTCCAGTAAGGAGTTTCGTCCTTATCGCGCCACGGAAGGTCGTCAATCACGACTAAGCGGTGTGCGAATTCATCAAGTCGAATTTTGCCTTTAAGTGTAGGGTCTTGCTTAAGAACCACGAGGCAGTTGTATACATCAGATTCAGGAGTACCGTTTTTATCACGTTTTAGCTTTGATAAAAAGTCTTCGTCGTCCTCTGTGATATCCTCGAACTCCATATCCGCCATACGTTCTTTGTCGAGCAGAATTGGTGCAGCGCCGTCTTCGTTGACAAAGTCTATCATGTCTTTGTAGCTTGGTAGTTTAGTGACGCTGGTCTCATCTGCCGGGTCCTTATCTCCGAATAAGTGGATCCGGACAAGGTCAAACGCATTGACGAGCTTACCGCTGATTGGGTCAGTTGCATGGTTGGAGTAAGCAAAAGTATCGTTATCGTAAATAACTAAACCACCTACCGAGCTACCGGCTACATATGTGTACCGGTCTTCTACAGCTGTAGGTTCATAGACTTCAGGGAGAAACTTATGGATAGCTTCCGTGATACTGTAGCATCGACAAAAAGCACCGATAAGGCCCTTTTTCTCTAACGGGTTGCCTTGCTTCTTAGCCGCATCAAGGCGAATTTGTGATTCCTTCTCCGATGTTGGCCAAAGGCTCGTATCACGCCAGTCTCTATAGGTACTCAAATAGGTATCTACTGAAACGAGTGCGCCTTCGCTGTGCTGGTAAACGTACTCCACATCCTTAGGATGGCTTGGCCAATACATAAGCCGTTCAGCCTGGTGCGTGGATGGGTCAAAGAACTCAATGCCGATGTTATCAGCAATCCGTCTCGAGACTGCTTGATACTCATCCGGTGTCATCGGTCTATCCACGGGGATAATCACGCGGTAGCGAGGATTGTCAGCTGTGTGGCTGTGTGTACTATACAGTACATATTCCATACCGCCTAATTCCATATCTAGGTCTACGATGAAATCTTCGCCAGGGTTATCCGCATCAAGAGTGATTAAGTATCTCTCTTTAACAGCGCCTCTAATCCGTCTACCATTACCAGGAATATAGCCACCTACAAAACCACCGACGTCTTTCTTTCGGCCTTGATCAGCCTTAGACATCTTGGCGTATTCGGCAGCCGTTTCATTCGTTACAGTTGGCTCAGCCAATTTACTGACCAATTCGCTCCAAGTCATTTTATGAGACGTCCAGCTACGGGCGGAGCGACTTTTGCCCGTAGCTATGATGATAGTAGTATCCATATTACATCGCTCCTCCCTTCGCAAACTGGATATCTCGTACATACGCCGGAACGCATAAGCCGTGAGATGTTACCCACTGCGTTACAGCTCCGTTGATATCGTGGTCCTCATATACGCCACGATTATTTTTAAGTTTAGCCTGGTGTATCTCTACGAAGTCGTCCGCATCATTCCTCGGATTGACCTCGATACACGCTACCGGCTCGTTACATTTATAGACACCTACGATAGCACACGTTTCAGCTTTCACCTTCTTGATATAGGAGCTTACACAGTTATTAAGCTGTATACCCATATCAATAATGCCGTGAGTAGAACCGATAGCCATAAAGCGATAACCGTTAACCATATCAGCTAGCACTCGATGTGCTTTACGTTGCTGCACGATTTCGTCTTCTACTTTATCGAACTTTTGCATTCTTGAGATTGTGTCATGTAGGTTACGCACCTGAATGCGAGTATCCCATACCTCTTTACGGCGACTTCTCGATAACTCGAAATACATACTAGCTGTATCTCTGATATCGTGATAGGACGTCGCATTTCTAATGAATAAGAACGCCTGGCGTTCGCCGTATTGATGGCTAAGGATATTAACAAATTTACGAATTACCGATAAATCGCGGTCATCACGCCATAATGGCCAAGATTGAATATAACTTGTATTATCAGAGTTATCTTTGATAACATCGACCATCGCCTTTTGATAGTCCTTGTTCTTAAATAACGTAGCCATAACTTTGATGATCTTCGCATGGAAGAACGGTCTATCGTGTAATAACCGACGAACCCATCGGGTATCAGGTAAGTTATGAGCCTTGATTAAGCCCTTTACAAAGGAATCACCTTTTATCGTTAACTCTAATACGTTACCCATACCAAGTGTCTCGTTGGGGAATTTCCGATTATAGAAGTCATCATAGTCTCGTTTAAGACTATCATTGATAGCCGGTGCATCCGGAGCTTGTAATTTCCATACTAAGTTATGAAGTAGGTTATCTAGAGCTCCGTACTTGTTAGATACCTGTACGCCTTGTCTAATAGATTTAACTTTATACCCTACTGCCTTTGAAAGCTTCTCGAAGAACACTTCTTTTAACACCTTAGCGAAACATTTTAACTCATCCCTGTAGTTATGTAGTCTGCAGTCAGGAGTGGCTACGAACCAAACTAACGATGAAAGGGAATTACTAAAGCCCGACGGAGATACTGTCGCTTCTTCAACGACGTCGCTGCGTGAGCGCTTCTTGAGTATGGTAAATGTTTTTCTTTGCTTGAAATCAAACCGTACTACATCAATGACATGAGATTTATAGCCTTTGTAAATCATCCCAGTATCGCCATCCGCGTACACCGTATCGTACTCAAATTGCACGTCCAATTTATCGCCCCTATCTATGATTGATAGGTCTAGGGAGAGAGGAACTGTGGCGCTATACCCAACTTCTGCAGTAAACCCCTTAGCGTTGATCCGCTCACCGCATTTTGGGCAATAGAACTCATCTGATTCCCGGCAAGGCACTATCCCGAACCCATTAGATTCCATTGGCCAAAGATTAGCAAAGGAGTGTTCGCAAGGTACATGGTAATAACTTGCAGGGTTAAAAGGTGATACTTGATTGCGCCGTACCAGGTCGTACAGCCTTTGTACTTGTAGATTGAATAAGACCTTCATAAGGCGCTATCCTTTCTTATAACAAATCGTCTAAATCATCTTCTTCAGGAGTTTCCTCAACTACTGGAGCTTCTACTTCTTTCTTTTTAGCAGTACGTTTACGCTTAGGCTTTTCTTCAGGTTTCTCTTCTACTGTTGGAGTAGCTTCAGGTTCTTCCACCTTAGGAGCTTCTGTTTTCTTGCCATTTAATATTTTAAGCGCGAGGTCGCAAGCAGCAATACATCCCTCGCAGTACGCCATAGCTGTATCTTTACGTTCGCTAGCTGGTGCATCTTTTACGAGTTCATATAAGCCGTCGATTGCTTCGCGTTGTTGTTGAATTTGTTGTTTTGAGAGTTTCATAAGAATTGTCCTCCTAATCCTTCATGTAGTAAGGGTTCTCAAACCCTGCTGCGTTTAATATGAGCCCTTCATTCCAGGGTTCAGGTTCACACATAATATCTATAACTTCTTCTAAACTGCCTTCGCCTATTGGCGCTTCGATAACCACTTCGTCGTGGATATGGGCAACAATCTTGTAACCAGCTTTTGCCAGTCTGAGCATTGATGCTGCTAAGCAATCTCTTGCTACTGCCTGTACAATGTTTTCGACGAGCTTTCCGCCGTAGGTTTCAACTCTGCCCCATGTATTCTTAACCTGATCCATACCGTCATACTCAATCGATTCACTACCGAATCGGTTAGTCCCAATTCTAGGTCTTGCGTAGGCAAGTCTTCGACCGGACGGTAATTCGATGAACAGGAAGCCTTTCGATTTAAAGAATTTAATATTGCCTTGTCTAATTCGTACGGGTTCTCCTGTTCTCACTACTTGCTTTGCTGCGCTGTCTGCATCTTTCCAAAATTTCGTAATTCGTGGGCTTGCTTGTCGCCAAGCTTCGATGATACCAGGTAACTCCTTCTCAGGAATTTCACCTTTAGAATCCATCGCTTTCATGGCTCCTACACCGCCACCATAACCGAGCGCTAGTTCTGCTACCTTGCCTTTTTGGCGAAGGTGACCATTGACGCCGTGCTTTTCAACAGGAACGTGGAACATGCTGGATGCGGATGCACAATAGATGTCACCACCTTGAGCAAATACATCCTGGCGCCACTTCTCGTGAGCTAGCCAAGCAATAACACGAGCTTCAATAGCACTGAAGTCGGCTACTATAAATCGGTGCCCCTCCTCTGCTACAAGAGCAGTACGGATAAGTTGCTTAATCACATCACCAGGGTTTCCGTAGAGTAGGTCTAGCATTTCTACATCTCTACTTTTAAGAACTTCCCGAGCGGTGTCTAAATCTTCTAGGTAGTTACGAGGTAGGTTCTGTAGTTGTACTACACGACCTGCCCATCGTCCACTTCTCATAGCTCCGTAAAACTGAAGCATGCCGTGGATACGACCATCAGAACACACAGCGTTTTTCATGGCCAAGTATTTTTTTATGGAGGAATTACCGAGCACCTGTCTATTTTGCAATACCTTGCGAACATCGGAGGGGATATCCTGTGCCAAGAGGTTTGATACATCGTCTTTTCGCATTGTCTCTAGATCATATCCTAGTCTTGCAGTTAACCACTCTTTAAGTTGCATAGTACTGTTAGGATTCTCTAATCCTGTTAATATCTTGGATGACTCGGTAGCTTCTTCCACGATTTCGTCGTTACAAGCAAGCGCTGCATCGACGAGTTCCATATCTACTTTTACGCCTCGCCAGTTGATATCTTGGTCAAGTAACCAGTACTCGTGCTCGATAGCAGGTGGTTTTAGCGAAAGTAAGCGTTTACGAATTGCCTTCTCTACTACTACGTCTTGGCGGTTATATTCAATATATTCCGCCCATTTCTCCGGCGCATCCTCAGGCATATTACGTGTCTTAGGATTTGTCTTAGTAGGCTTACGTGGTACAGAGAAGAATTGAATTAAGCGTTTACCTCTTGCATCTTTAGCTTCGCCTAATCGTAAAGCCTTGGATACATTATCGAGGCTTGCAGGGAAACTGCAGTATAACGCTAGTACAGAGGTACATTCCCAGTTCGTATAATCCGCATCAGGGAAGTACTTTTTTAGACAAAGCATTTCGAATGCTGCGTTGAAAGCGGTCTTTGTAATTTCCTTGTTATACAAAGCGTCCACCACCCTTTCGGGCAGTGGATCCTTTGTCATATCAATTACTTCGACCGGTTCGTCATCGAAGCTGTAGGCAAAGAGCAGTATTTCAAATGTTGTATCATCAACATATCGCTGAGCCCCATACTTAATAGGGCAGTCAGAATACGTTTCCACATCAATACCGAGCTCCATATATGCCTCCTTAGATTAAATCGTCATCGTCTAGGTCGCCTAAATCATCGTCACCAAAGTCACTAGCAGATACATGAACACCACCGAGGCGGTCTCCGTCTTTGACTTTGCGAACGCCATTTAGGCCAAAGCCTACACCTTTTTTACCGTTGAAGTTATAAGCGAATACGGATAATGCGACCTGCGCGTACACACCGGAATAGATTTCTTCTTCGATATCGAATTGGTCCATCTTGATTTTGTCACGAGTGAATACGATAGGTTGTTTATCGCTATTCGCGTTGATGAAGAATTTACCAGCGTATGTTTCAGGTTGGTCAGCTACTGCTTTTGGATCCGCTTTAAGTTCTTCAATCGCACGTTCAAATGCTTTGATTGTCTTCTTATCTGTTTTATCGATGATGATTTGGGAACTATATTTTGCTTTGCCGTCGTCGTTTTTACGAGGTTGAGCGATGTTTGCATAGGAAAGTCTTACGATACCAGTTGTTAATTTTGCCATTGTTACGGTCTCCTTCTTTAAATGAATTATTTGTTAGCTTCTACTTCAGTCATTAATTTGTTTACGAGTGCCTCAAGTTTACTGATGCGGCTATCTTTATCTTTAGCTTCAGCAATGTAGTCAGAACCTTTGCCAGTTTTAAATGCAAGGTTGACTGTGTATTGGTTCTCACCGCCTAACGTAGCACCAAAGCCTAGCATGATACGTTCATTAGGTCTTGCGAATACTCCAAGCGCTACTGCGTTACTGTTACGGTAATGTCCGTAACTTACGGCGTAGCTGACCTTATCATTTCTGTTAAAGTCTAATGGATGCAAGCCAGCAAGTGCTGCGGAACTTGCGCCTAACTTATTAACACGTTGGCCAAGATTGTTGACCTTGTTGTTAATGTCATTAGCTAAGCCCAAAGAACGATTTTCTAAGGTCGTAATACGACCTTCATGATTATCTGCCACATGTTCAAGGCTTCTGATATCTGCTGTATTAGCAGTTACCTTTTGCCCAAGTGTATTGATAGCAGATGTATTACCATTGATGCGGGCAGTGTTGTTAGTGATTGCAGTAGTATTACCTGCGATAGCTTGTTCATGATCACTCACCACGTCGCCAAGCATTTGAACACCAACGGCTAGGTCTTTAATGTTTTGTTTGTTTTTGCTGATTTGTTTAGCGTTTGTTTCGATTTCATCAACCGCAGCAAACAACTGGGAGCCGTTTACAGCGTCTAATGAATCAGCGGAGATTTGACCAGCGCTAACATTCGTGAGTTGGCGGTTGTACTGAGTTACTCCGCCTGCACCAGCGCGGGCTTTAGAACCAAAACTTACTACGCTTGCCGGCTGTTCTCCGGCGAAAACGTGGCGAGTACCGTTTATAGTAATGCCGTCAACGCCAACGGCACTATCTGTAACAGAGTTTGTTCCGATTGCCACCGAATTCGCTTGGTCAGCAATCGTATTGTTGCCGAATGCAACGGCGTCAGTGGCTAAGGATTTGGCATGAGTGCCAAATGTAAGAGCACCTTGGCCATTAGATTCGGAGTTAGAACCGAAAACTAGTTGCTCTTTGTCAGCACCGATTTTATTGTTGTATCCTACAATGGCACTTTGGCCGCCAGCCACTGTGCCGTTGTTAGCACCGATAACCACAGTATCAGCGCCGGTAACATTATTAGTTCTGCCTAATACTACAGAAGACTCGCCGGATACGAAGGCACCGTTTCCGATAGCTACACTATCGTAGCTAGAAACACGGGCCTGATTACCGATGGCTACGGTGTACTCCACCAAGCTTTCGGCGTGAGAACCAAAAGCGAAGGAGTTACGACCTGCTGCAGTAGCATTATTACCGCCGGCGAAACCATTTTCACCAGTTACAGTATTGTTTGTACCAAATGCTAGCGCATTGTTAGCGTCGATGTTATTTTGGAAGCCCCATACTGCGGAGCTTGTAGACGTTGCGGAAATAGTATTATCTGTACCGCCTACTGTGTTGTTACTAGTTGCGCCAGCTACGTTTACTGCCAACGCGGAAATTGCCAATGCTGTTGTTAATGTTTTGTTCATCTCTTATACCTCATCTTCAAATTCATTCATCATTGTTTCAACTGTATTAATTGCTGGGCGTTTATCGATTTCCGGTACAAGCGTCGGCTTGCCCTCCGGTTTATCGATAT